TCCCCGAGGCCGATCCCGACCCGAGTCTTCGAGAAGTTCACCACGTGGTGGCCCTCGTCGCACCGACCCATATCGTAGAGGGTCTTGACCTCTTGGGCCGTGAGGGCCGTGTCGTAGAGTTTGAAGTTGGAGATGGAGCCATCGAGATAATTGCTACCCCCCCACGGATGACTCCCGAGTGCAACCCTGGAATTTTCAGGTAAATTGAGTGTTCCTGAACCCGTACCCCCACTTATGGCTTTTTTAACCCCATTGACATAAACATTGTGAGCTGTTGAAGCACTTCCCTGTGCACCACCGTTATACGTATACACTACATGAAACCAATCATCCGTAGTTATACCACTAGAAAAGTATGAATTACTACCCGATATCGAAAGATGTATGTTACCCTCATCTGGACTATCCTGTAACATCATCGAAAACCTTGCATTGGTTGCATCAGATTCACCGCCTATAGTACTGAGAAACATATTTGATCCTATAGAATCTCTCTTAAACCATAAACTCACAGAGTGAACGAAAGCACCGGTGGGAATACCGAGATAACCACTAACAACATAATCACCCGACCCATCAAACACCAAAGCCTTCTTGGTTGCATTGTACGACGCCCCACCGTAGAACACCCCATCATTCCCCCTCCCACTCGTGTCCCGCACGGCCCCCTCGAACGTGGGGTTCGACGAAGTGTTGTATTCCACCACGAGTCGGTCCCGACGGGGTGTATCATCCGCGTCTAGGGGTGGACCTATGCGGGGAACAGTTAACGATTTCGTGAGGGTCAGTTGGCCATCGTGGAGGACGGATTGTTTCGTCACTTGTTCGCGGTATCCGAAGAGTTTCCATTCAGCTACATGACCCATATCTTCATTTCCACCTGTTACAATAATATTGTGTATCTGAAATGCATACGATGAATAGAATTTTGAAGTATCGATATCTCGGTTTATAGGATCACCGGTTGTTTCATTATCCGCGACAGTGCGAGTGTGTGTGCCGGTTATAATTTCGTCCCAGTTAAATGTGTCATTCGAACCCCAAATTGTAAAACTACCAGTGGGTCTGGAATGATCGCTACTTGTACGCTGTAAAATGGTAGTCTTCTTTAAACGTATCTTATAAGGTAATTCGATATGTAACCATTCACCTTGTTTGCCGTTAAACACTGCTGTTGCACTATTGGGTAGACCCGTTCCCTGTGTATAAGTATCCGGATCTCCTCCTGTCATCCATCCTTCACCACCGGTGAAGATTTTATTAAAGGCTTTCCACCCCGCGTAAGAATCTCCGTTATTACTACTCACTTTCACACAAAACTCCCCGTGACCCTCTATATGTGTCTTATAGCCAGCTAAAGGTTTCGGAGGATACTCTTGGAGTCCATACGCATCTGGATCGGGTTCATCCGCCACCGCCAACCTTCCTTCCGGTTCCGTCGTGCCTATGCCTAGGCGACCCTTATGGAGCGTCATGGAGGACTTGGCCCGCCCGAACTCGTCCTTTTGGGCATCCCAAATCTCGAGGGCTTGGTTTTGGTCAATAAACTTGTCGTAGACCCTAAAGTTGGCCACCTTATCGATGTTCCCACCACCGATCTGGATGGGAACCGAGGAGTTCTCTTCTGTGCCGTAGAGTCTCCATCTCCCGAGTGTGAATAATTGTCTTACCCCTGAGAAATCGTTTCCAAAAATACTTTTTACAACCAAACCAATATGCTTGTACGCGGTTGGTGTGTTTGGTGTTGCGGTCGAATTAGCCCAGTTAACGGTAAATGTTCTAGTTGGTTGCACCGCGTAATTCGTACCGGGTGTTATTGATGTATTGTCGTATGTGTTTATGTGATACCACGTAGAATTATCATTAGAACCCCATATTTCAAATGATTGTGGAGATTCGTTGGCGGCTTGGGTCGCTGAATTAGCGTTGGGGGATGGAATTGTTCGGGGTGTTAAATCAAATGAATTTAATACAAGTTTATGAGGTAAACCCAAAGTTATGTAATCACCAAGCGGTGTTTGGGAGGATAGTTTTACGTTAGGATAACTCGCAGAGTTCCATGTTCCATCTGTGTTATAATACCAAGCTGCCCCACTTACGTATAATCCAAAATAACAGTCATTGTTATCTACTAATGTTCCCCTGAATGCTTTCCATGCACGTGTTTGATTCGTAACATTATTCACTTCTAACTGAGCGTCACGAGTAGTGTACCCCCTCTGGGCCGGACCGCTGAGCGCCACGTGAGGATACTTGAGAACGTTGGTGGGATCGGGAAGGCGGACCAGGTCGTTCTCGCGGTGGCCGTAGAGTCTGAGTTCATAGATACCCGTATAAGGATGAACAGTTCCTCGATGAGATTTTACGATTATGGCATAATATTTATAATACACCGACGAAGGTATTACAAACGAGTACGGAACGGTGTATGTCGCACTTGGTAATGTATCACTGAGTAAAACTTCCCAATTTGTATCGTCGTTTGTCGCTACAACATCAAAATCATCGACACCGACATTATTATAGCCTGTCATGGTGATATAGTTTAAACGAATTTTGTGTGGAAGTTCGATTTTTAACCAATCTCCATCAGCCGTAGCAGAACCACCACTACTTGTTCCTAAATTTCTACCACTTGTTGCATTTCCACTCGTATTTGGATAACCCCCCGAAGATAACCATGCACTAGTTTCAGTATCTTGTTTATCAAAAGCTTCCCAAGCTTGCCAAGAGGCAGATGATTCACTACTCGCACTCACCACATACCCACCCTGTGAGTACCCCGTCATTGCGAACGGTGGGTACTCCCCGAAGGTATCTTCGGCTTGGTCCTCGGCCACCTTGCGTCCATCCAAGTAGGTTACCTTGGAGCCACCTTCACCTTGGTACGCGTAGGTCAGGTTGTGCCACGTGTTCGATTGGAGATCGAGGTTTTGGGAGTTGAGGTGTTCCTGGTCCGAAATCGAAAAGACACATGTATTTGCGGTATTAGCCTCCAAATTGGAAGAATTGAACCATACGGAGACTGAGTGAGGAGCATCACCTTCGAGGAATGTATTGGCCTCGACGGTCACATTGGACGTGAGGGCACCCGTGAGTTCCCAATACTTCCCAGTATCATTGTGTGTCGTGGCGGTTCCGGTGGGTGTGGGACCCGTGACTTGGTTCGTAAAGTCAGTGGACAACTTGGCATCAACGTACACGTTTGCACCGGTGGTTTGTGGTGTGTTCATCACGGACGTGAAGGTGGTATCGAGGGACGAATCACCAGCGGGTGGGTCCTCTTCGTAGCCGTAGTATTCTATTTCATCGATCCACACTGTATCATTTCCGTTAGGAATAGTTTCCGTGAGAAATGCGATATACTTATAGGCAACGGTTGAACCGATATTTAAAGTGTTCCTGTCTTGGTTTGGTATACTCGTCAAATCCTTGATAATTACCCACGTGGAATCGTCATTACTTCCGAAGAGTTTACCTGTTAGCGGTCTACGACCCGAATTTAGATCAGCTTCTATGTACATCGTTTCAACTTTAATTTTATTTGGTAATTCCAATTTTATCCATTCACCATCGTAACCACCTATTCCGCGTCCCCCCTGATACACGTTCGTACTAGCGTTCCATGAACTACTCGCACATATCCAACCGGTCGTATGGTCTCCGTTAAATGCGCGATAAGGAACGCGACCGTTTGTCGGGTGTGTACTACTCGCCGTGATTGTGTAACCCGCTTGTTTAAAAAGTAAACCACTTGTCGTACCCCCTTCACCCAAATCCATTTTAGACGTGTCGTCAAAAACAATCTCCGGATACTTTTTCAACAACGAAGTCCCTCGCCCGTGAGGCCCCTTATGTTCCACGACCACGTTGGAGTCGACACTCGTGGTCACGTTCGACGTGAAAAAGACGTTTCCACTTATCGTGGCATTTCCACTTACCGTGGCATTTCCACTTATCGTGGAATCTCCGGTAACTGTGAGGTTTTTACCAACTTCGACATTCCCGGTTGTCGTGAACGCCGTCGTCGCATTTGTGAATCGTACCGTGTTGGATGTCAGATTACTCGTTGTCGTGACCGCATTCAAACCATATGCCGGATTAATTTTGATGTTACCGAGAAGTAGGTTAGATGCGTGGACATTACCCTCTACCCTGAGATGCGCATCATTCACATTGAGGTACCCACTCTCGTTCGTTAGGGTCATATCTATTATGAAGGGAGGTTTTTTTAAACGAAAAAGTCCGGAGGACTTCGATCGGGATGCTTTTCTTACAAAGTGGGTTACACTTTGGAGGAAAAGAACGAGTGATGTATCACTCGGGAGGAGTTGGCCAAACGGGGTTCGTGGGGTCCTCAGTTGTGGAGGGAAGGTCGCGGAGGGCTTGCATGTACGCCTTCCACTCTTCAGGGACGGGTGTGTCCGTAGAATACGCTTTGAGGGTTACCCAATCACACTCGGCAAGACGCCTGTTACGTTCTTGGCGGAGTTCCTTGAGGGGTTGGGCATTGATCAATTCTTGGAGTTTGGCTTCGAACTCTTCCTTTGGGGGTTTTTCGTAGCCTTCGGGGAACTTTATGGACTCATATGTATTCTTCCAAGTAATTCCCTCTGTTATATCCGGTCTAAAATGAGAGACACATTCATAAAATAAAATATCAAAATTTTCTGTATTCATATACTTATATAGAAGATAAGTATTCTACGGTGAAAGCGTTATAATTAGAGGCTATAGAACCATCAGATCCGGGTGAATATATATCGATGACATCATTTACATC